AGTACTGATTTAATTACTAATACAACTCCAACTTATATCTTTTCATTAGCTAATACTATAAACGGATTTTCGTATTCGGGAGTAAGTGCTAAAACTAGGCATGGAAAAGTTGTTATTGAGTATTTTAATATGGATACAAGACAGTTTGATACTGTCGTCATTACTAATAATACGGTTTTTGCAAAGACACATAATATTAAAAAAGTAAGGGCATTTGGTTGTACATCTTTTTATCAGGCAGTTAGATATGGTCGAAGTATTTTGTGGACAGAAAACAACGAGACAGATGTTGTTACTTTTGATGTTTCTATAGAAAGTGGTGTTGTAGTAAGGCCAGGGTCGGTGGTTGGAATAAATGATCCAGTAAGAGCAGGTATAAGAAGAGCAGGTAGAGTAAGTGCTGTTACTTTAGATGGAAGTGGTAACTTAACTTCCCTAACGATAGATGATAGTAGTTCGACTGATTTACCTACTGTCGGTGATAGAACTATTTCAATTTTGGACAGTGCTGGAAAAGCAAGAGTAGCCAATATTAGTAGTATTAGTGGTAAAGTTGTAACTTTATCTTCTCCTTTAGCACCTAGTACTAATGCCACTTTTCAAGCTAATACTGTTTGGTTAATTGAAAATAGCATTAAATCGCAACTGTTTAGAATAGTTGATGTAGAGGAACAGGATGGAATCTTGTACAAGATGACAGGTATTCCATATAAATTCGAGAAATATGCAAATATTGATTTAGGAAATGACTTAAATGACCTACAAAACATAAAATTACAGACAACAAATAGAGGAACAAGTATTTTAAATACTGATAGAGGTGGCCCAGTTGATATAAATGGTGTTACTAATTTAAGAGAAAAACAAGGACAAGTAATATCTGTTTTTACGGTTAGTTTTTCAAATGTTATTGGAATACAGAAATATTTAGTTAAGTATAAATTTAAACGTGGCTCTGTCAGTAACCAACAGACAAATATATTAGGCCAACCAACAGTAGTGAGTAACCCAAATGCTGAGTTCGGAGAATATTTAAAAGAATTTACAACTGAAGATTTAATCTTTGAAATCGAAAATGCATCTGTTGGTATTTATAGAGTTGAAATTTATTCAGTTAATGCAGTAGGTCAAATAACAAAGAGTCCAACAATCAAAGAATTAACAAATGCAGGTTTATTTGCTGCACCATCATCTCCAACCAAGCTTAATGGTCAAATCAATGTTTTGTCATCAACATTGACATTAACATGGCCTTTATCTGGTGATATTGATGTGACTAGCAATGGTCATGTAATTATTAAATACAATTCGGATTCAAGTGGTGATGCATCATGGGGAGATTCTAGAGTGATAGCTATTGTTCATGGTTCGCAGACTACTCATACAGTATCTTTGCTTGCGGGAGAATATCTTATAAAATATCAAGATCAAACTCTAGTGCAGTCAGATAATAGTGTCAGTTTCATAGTATCTCAAGCAGATATCTTGGATAAACAATTAATTGGAACGATCCAAGAAAATCCAGGTTTTAGTGGCTCGAAAACTGCAATAACTGTTCCTACTAATCCCTCTACGGGGATGGAGATTAATCAAAGTGCAAGTAATATCCTGATTGATTCAATTACAGCATTTATAGATACGATCAGTGATTTTGATACTTTGGATGGAGATACGGGAGTATTAGAAGGTGAGTATGTATTTAGTACTGTTTTAAATTTAGGAGCTAAGTTCTCAGGAGTTACTTTTGAAAGTATTGTAAGGTTTGAAGGTTTTAATGATAATTCTTCTTTTGATACTTATGTTCCACCAGTAATTCTTAATTCTGAGGGAGCAGTTATTGGTGGTGGTGTTGATGCATTAGCAAGGTTTGATGGCGATGTTTTAGAAAATGCCACTGCCTCAGTAGAGATTCAAACAAGTGATGATAATTCAACTTATACCAGTCCCAATGATTTCATACAAACGACTTTGACAGGTCAGTATTTTAAATTCAAGTTAAAGTTAAAGACTACAACATCAGCAGCAAATACAAGAATCATTCTTGGAGATCAAAACACCAATACATTAGGTAGTAGAGTTTTAATGGACTCAAGAACTGAAACAAGTGCTACGCTAACTACAACAAGTAACACTCAATATACGTTTACCAATGGATTTTTCACAGGCCAAAATGCCACTTCAGATTTTACTGCTCCTTTACCATCTGTAACTATTAATCCGTTAGCTTTAGGAAGTGGTGAATTTTTTGAAGTGACTAATATATCTGGCACAGGATTTAATGTAGTGTTTAAAAATGCAGATGGTGTACCTCAAACAGGAAAACAGTTTACATATACTGCTACTGGCTTTGGTAAAAAAGTGTAATATAATAGAAATATCTTGTAAATGTAATTAAATGACAATTAAATCAGCAATAATTGATAATGGTACAGGTCAATTCGTAAGAACAGAAATTCAAGCTAATTTACAAGCTCTTAAAAGTAATAATGCTGATATTGATGAACCAGCAGGAAATAATTTAACAACTTATATGAGTTGGGCAGACACAACCAACTTACAATATACGATTCACAATGGTTCAAACTTTCATCCTTTGATGGATATACAACAGCAAACTGGATTTGCAGGTACTCATCTTGCTGTACCTGGAAGCAATGTTTGCCCTGGTTATAGATTTTTAAATAATTCGGGTACTGCAACTCAAACTGGTATGGGATTGCCAGCCGATAATAGGATTGGTTTTTTTCATGGGTCAGTTGAAAGGATGTCCTTATTAAGCAATGGCAGTGTTGGAATTGGTACAACTGCTCCTGTTACTGGTCTGCATTGTGTTGACCACGATGTAACAATACAAAGAAATAGTTCTAATAATGACGCAATACTAAATATAATGCATCTTGCTTCTGATGAAGCTGGAAAAGCGTATATAGATTTAACTGCTGATCAAACTTTTACAGATTATGGATTTCGGGTTATTAGAAATGGTGGTGAAAATGGTGTTTCTGCATTGCAACATCAGGGAACTGGAAATTTAATAATTCAATGTGAAAGTACTGGTTCCATTGAATTTGTGACCAATAAAAATAACACTACAACAACTAACCATAGGCGTTGGGAAATAAGCGGAGCAGCAGGTAGTGAAGGCAGTTTTATATCAAATCAGAGGACTATAGATAATGCTTTAACTACTGCTGGTGCTGCATTTAATATTAATGGAGATGCTTTCGAGGGATTGTCATTAGTAAAAAATAGCTATGGTTGGGGTACTCCTTTATTTATACATTTATTAAATTTTGGATCAAGTTCAGGTTTTGATAGTACTGAAAACCTAGTAGAATTTCGAGCAAATACATCGGCAACTGGTGACGGTCAATTTGTTGGTAGTATTAATACAAATGGATCTACAACAGCTTTTAATACAAATGTATCTGATAGATCATTGAAAAAGAATTTTGAAGATTGGGATGAAAATACTTTAAATTTATTTAAAAACTTAAATCCTCAAAAATATAATTATTTACATCAAGAAGATACTGATACGAAAGACAAAGGTTTTATAGCTCAAGAAATAGCTGATAGTTTTCCAGAAGCTTATTTAAAAGATAAAAATGATAAATATATGTTTAATCCATCAGGGATGGTTGTTTATATAATGAAAGCATTACAGGAGGCAGTTGCTAAGATAGAAACATTAGAGGCTAAAGTGGCTGTACTAGAAGGTAGCTAATGGCAATTCAACCTGGAACGTATAACTTTACTGTCCAAAGGAGATCAGATCATGTTATTCCTTTGTTATTTAAAGATGGTAATAATAATGCGATAGATCTTACTGGTTTTACGGTTGCTGCACAGGTTTGGGAAGAAACACGAAGTTTTAAGTATGCAGATTTCACAACGACTTATACAGATAGATCAGCAGGTTCGGTAAGTATTGCTTTAACAGATGTGCAGACTGCTGAATTTAAACCAGATGTCTTGAAATATGATGTTTTGTTAGTAGATGGATCAGGCAATAAAGAATATTATTTGGAAGGTAATATATTTGTAAGTGAAGGTTACACATCAACATGACCTCTGTAAACATTACGACCCAAAAGAACACTGTTACAGTTAATGGAGAGACTTCTGTCGTCACAGTGGCAACTCAGGGGCCGCAAGGAGCTACTGGCCCTGCTGGTCAAGGTCTTGATTTAGATTCAAC